GTTCTTACTCACCATAGGTTTAGTGTTTTGATACTTACGGCGCACGTGCCAGTACGTATCCAGATTCTGCTTTCTACCGCCCAACATTACTTGATCTCCTTCATATCGACAGTGTTCTCATCCATCCCCCATTTGTATGCGAGGGTATTGTTTATCTTTGCGTAGTGTTTACGCACTTCTCGATGGAAAGAGTCTGTATCGTCAGAACGACGATAGTAATGATCCTCCGTTACCATCATACGTAGCTCCATCAATACACGTGCACGTGCAGCTTCCTGTGGCGTTTGTCCGTACTTGTTTCTCATACCCACTCCCCCTCATATACATCGTCTAGCATCTCAATGGCTTCTCGTAGGGTTTCCTCGTGAATAAAAATAGTTTCAAGCGTTTTTAATCTGAACCCCTCTTTTAGATAGATCCAGTAAGAACTCTCAAAAGGATCCCGATCCCTTTCCATGTAATCAACAAACCATAAAGATTCGATCTCTTTGATGGTCCTTGGTCTATTAAACTTTAAGATGTTTGTTCTCTTCATTAGACCCCCATGTCCTTTGATTTGATGTGTAACACCTTACCCACGTCAGGTGTCGCCTTCTTGTTGTCGATAACACACCAGAGCACTGGACAACTCCACGTACCCCAGCCACCGAACAACTCGCCGTCAGTAAAGTTGATGACCGCTTGTGGTTTGATGTCATGCTCATCCATGTAATCAACTACACACTCGATCTCTGTACCACCACCCTCTTTGGGCTGAGTCAACTCGACCATCTTGGATATGTTGTCAGCGTCATATATCTCGTCACCCACAACACTGCTGCCCCAGTACAGTATGCGTACTCGTTCCGGCTTAACCGTCTTGCATATGTCTTGTATCTCTGACAAGAACTCTGGGATTCTTCTCATCACAGAGTACGAGGTATCACAGTTGATCAGTAGCTCCTCGACTGTCTCGCTGTACGTAGCTGGCATGAATACATCTGCTGCCATGTATCTGCGGTTGGGCCTTGCCCATGTGGTGTAGTCGTGTCCGACACACGTAGACTGTACGAACTCACGTAGCACCTCGCGCCAATCGATCTGAGGGGTAACCAACTCTTCGAGCATCAGATTGTTTGCATCACCCAGTTTGCTACCAGCCATCAAACCATGACGTATAGCCGTATTGATCTCGCGGGCTAAGTCTTTTGATTCTTCTTCTGATAACTCGTTGGCTGTGTCCCAATCATGCGTGTCAAAGCCATTGCCACTGTCACCGTCCTGTGACGTGTTACCACCTTGATTACCATCCTCGTCGTCTTTGAGCATCCGATAGATAGTAGTGGGGTCGAGCCAAGTGCCATCGCTACCACGGAACCGCTCGTCATACAGACCGGCATACTTGCCAGTAGGCATCTGAGCGAAGCCGTCTTTTTTGTTGTCGTCACATAACCGACCATTGACCCAGTAGTCTAGGGCTTTGTTTGCCATGTCTGGATTCTCATCGAACATCCACTTGAATGTAATGAGATGTCTGAATAGCTTGTGGCCCTCGTCCTCGTGCAACAGCACAAAGCGTAGCTGCGCTAGTGTAAGCTCCATGACCATATCGCGACTGAATAACACGTCACGTCCGTTGGTACAGGCCGTGGGTATGTCATCACTAATAGTCTTAGTGCCTATAGCCATCACGCCAGCCAAAGCTCTGTATCTCTCATGTGCAATGATCGATGCGTGTGCGTTCTGGATACGCTGTTCTGCGGTAACAGCTTTCTGAAATATACTCATAATATGTTCCTCTGTTTTGTGTAGGAATTCCTACACAACATCTGCTGGGTTGAAGAGATATTGATGTGCGCCCACCCAATCGGTGAACTTACGATTAGTCATAACCTGTGACTGACGATCTTTGTCGAAACGTGGATCACGTATGCCATTAACAAAGACAGTAGCCCAGTTGGTATCGATCCGATCCATGTATGTCATCCACGCATCTACCCAATCACGCTCGATGTTGGCTAGTGTGCGATAGACCACCATACCCATAGCCGATACGCTGGTAGGCACAGTGGCGTTCTCTGGATCTTTCTTGATCGACTCCAAGGATGGTAGCTGGTCAGCGATCTCCATGAACGTCATAAGATGTTCTGCTGCGTACTGTCCTATAACACCGACCAGTTGAGCAGTAAGCAAGTGGTCACTGAACCCATCACGGTTGTCGATTATGTGGGCTGCTTTTGCCAATGCTCTAGGAGTCGTGCCTTTCCTGCGTCCGACAGCCTGTGGGTGATCGATAAACTGGTTGTCATCTGGATTCGGCACATCACGCCAATCCTGCATGATCTCTGGATTCTCATACACCCAGCCAGATACAAAGGAGTTGATGTTGTTTGGTATGGCGTAGTTTTCCAGCCACTCTTTGTTGGTAGGGGTACGTAACTCCATGAGGCAGAACCGATCTAGCTGGTGTGGCTGATACCCATCACCCAGATTCTCGACGGTCAGGTTGCCATTGGATATGACAACGGAGTCGGGATGCAATCGGTAGCCATACATCTCGCGCTCAAGACCAAGACGTAGGAAAGGCAACATCACCTCGCGTGATGCTTTGGACAACTCATCGAGCATGATGATCAATGGTTTGTTGGTGTGTAGACCAAGCACCTCGTTAGCCACGTAGCGCACGAAGTCCTGCTCGTCTGCCTCTTTGAACTTGGGTATACCAGAGTCACCGGCAGTCATCGAGGTAGTGTCTATATAACGCAACTCATGTGTGGGTAGCAGTCGGGCAAGCTCTTTGCCTAGTGAAGATTTGCCGATACCCTTGAGTCCCTCGAAGTTAAACCACACGTGGTCTCCGTTCCGTTCCATACCGTTAGCGATCACACACTGTGCTGCGTCTTGGTGATTTATTGCGTACATTCTTGTTGATAAGCTCATAGCTCGTTTACTCCATTTTGGTTTGGTTTTGTGTAGGAATTCCTACATAGGTTTGGTTTATGGTAGATGGTAGTATCCTGTATCATCTGTATATGGTACAGGATATTACCTGTTATGTCAAAGTATCCAGACATCCTACATATCAAGTGATGGTAGGCCGTCCAGAATACTTTGAAGCTCGTTCTCTTTCTGCTTACGCAGTCCGATACTGTCTTTGATGATGTCGACATTCATGCCATACAAGGCGTTCTCTAGTTGGTCAGCCGTGTTAGTCATCTGAACGTCATTGGTCAGATTGAAGTCACGCATCAAGTCGATCATGCTTTTGACCGTACTGAATACAGACTCGTGCATGGGGTTGTAGGTTATCTCGCCACGTGCATTGGTCTTACCAGTGGGTTGTAGCTGACGAACCAACACACTCAGATTGTCACGTAACCTGTTCCACACATCATTGACTGCTGCTTGGATCGTGTGATCAAAGTGCTGTTGATACTGCTGCTTGATTGCGTCCTGTGCTCCGCTCTCAAGATCCAGCACAAAGTGGTCAGCCGTTGGAATCGGGTGAGTAACTAGATTCCATTTGTACTTGGAACGCACCACTTCTTTGGATGGGTACAACGAGCGGTCATACATACCACCCAGCGTAGCTAGGTGCTCCGATACGGCGAAGTCATAAGTGTCCACAAACGTATCGACCATGCGCCAGTACTCGTTCTCGTAGTTGCCGAATGTCGGCAGTATCCTACTGAGCAGTCGCTCGGTAGTAACTAAACGCATACCACCATCTTCAAAGGGTACGGTCTCAGCCACAAATTCCTTACGTGGAACTTTGGCTATCCACTTACTTAACGTGTGGTACTCATTGCACTCGGCAAGAATGTCCTTACGAGCGGTAAGTGCTTTTTCTTTTGCACCATTGGCACGTGCGATCTGTGCTGCTGCTGCCTTGTCTTTCTTCTCGCTACGGAACTCACCGATACTTAGCTTGATTCTGACTGCGCCAGAAGCGATACCCTGTGGGCTGATAGTTGGCATCTCTGCCAGTTTCTGAATGTTGTTTAACTGTTCCATAAGAACGGTCCTCCATTTTGGTTTAGTTTTGTGTAGGAATTCCTACACTCTTGGTTCGCCGTATACGTAAGCGAGTATGCTACTGCCACGTAATGCGGTTAGATCGACAACGCCATGTCTGGAACTGTCTAGATACTGGTTGCCTTGTTTGGTAAACACGTAATCCGGTATACCGATAAGCCGAAACAACGCATTGAGTCTCGACTGTGTAGTGCGAGTGGGCCAGCCACAGTTGCTCACCCATATCTTCTTATTCCAATCCCGATTCGACAGAGTAGCTATGCAGTTACCATGCAGTAGCAATTTGTAGTCGCCGTTCATTGGGTTGCGTACTGACTCTGTATTGCCTAGTCGCTTTGGTTTGCGATCAAGAAACGCACCTATAACTTCTTTTTCTATCTTACGCATTTTTGTTTACCTCAAATCTTCGAGCATTTTGTTTGCGCCAATTCGTAGCTTCTCTATGGTCTCGTCTCTTTCAAGCATGAGATCTATTACATCTACAGGTACACGTACTGAATTGACATTTGTTCGGCAGTCGCAGCAATGAGCGTTAAAACCCTTGGGCGATTCCTCTACTTTTGTAAATACCAACTTGTCAGACAAACAAAGTGGGCAGTACTCGTTATATAGAGGAGATATACCGCCATCTTTGGTTAACCTCCAAGGCATCTTAATTTGCATTACGCATCTCCTCATTGAAGATAGTTGTCATGGTAGCGATCATGCCGATACCGGCGACGATCAGTAGTGGGCCACAGAAACTAAATAGCCAGTGAACTTGCGAATCCGAAACGTAGTAACCCCACGTTGTGTATGTACCGCCAGTGATCAGAACTGTGCCAGCCAAACTGAATACAAAGAACTTGAACAGTGCTAGTGCGATGGAAAGTAACTTTGACATTGTGCCTCCTGTTTTTGGTTTTTTGTGTAGGAAGTCCTACACAAACTTGGTGTTGGTTCGGGTGTCCCAACCAACGGATATATTGTCTCATATATAACGTGTTACGTCAAGTGTGTAAGCGTAACGTGTTGTATCTAATAGTAAGTTGTTGAATGTACTGTAATGTACTGAAATGTACTTTCCTATGGTCTCGCAAGTCCTTGAAATATAAGTAATGTTCGTTTGTACGTTTTTTAGCAGAATTGAATGGGTGTTTTTGAATCCGCAAAAGAGAGCGAACAATCTCTTTTTGACCAGCAAAATCCTGTAGATATATATATATATATAGAAAAAACGTACATTACATATATATAGTCTTTTTTTGCTAATACAGAAACTTCAAATACTCTCAGATACTCTCAGATACCACCAAACAATTGTACGTTTTCGCCTCTTAAAAAACGTACATTGTGCGAACATTGCAGAACATTATGCGAACATTACCCGCACCTCTAATCTAGGAACTGGTTTCCAAGTTTGTGTAGGAATTCCTACACAAAACACGTCATGGGCGTGGCGCTGATATATCCGGGCGCACCTCTAATCTAGGAACTGGTTTCGTAGAAACAAAAAAAAGCCCCACCGAAGTGGGGCTTGGTCTGAGGATCTGGAGATCCTATCCTTTGTTGTAAGCCTTCATTGCTATGATCATCACCTCAGCAAATCTTGCTTGTCCCGTCAGATCATACTGAGCGACAGTGTTAAACATCTCTAGCAATCTTGGATCTCTAATTGCTGGCGGTAGAATCCCGGCAGCCTCAGTCACCGATCCAGACTCGACCTCGCTATCTAACACGTTACCAGTAGTACTATCAGTACCGGATGCGGTAGGAGTCGCTGCGACATTTTGAGTCTTAGCCTTCTTAGCCTTCCTAGAAGTAACACCAAGAATTGTGTCCGCCGTATCCCGTAGGGTTGCCATGCCGGTCGAGATCTTATTGCGTGCGCTGGCTTGGGCATCGGTAAACTTTTTGACCGCTGCGATCTGTGCTTTAGTCTGAGGCTTTTTGTTGCCGTCAGCTAGTCCAAGCTTGTATTCCTTCACGGCGTCCCGATCCATTGCTGAGATCTCAGCTAGTGTGAACCCCGCGAAACGAGTGCCGAACCTCTCATCATTCGCTGCAATGTATCCGGCCACTAGAGCACCATACTTTTGAGGATTCCCCGATGCCTTGAGATCATCGGCAGATAGGACCGCTTTCGCGCCCTTGTCTATAACGTATCGGTGCGAATCGGCAGACCATTTGCGGCCTAGTAGTTTCGCCAATACGTCCCGACTGCCTAGCACATTATCAAAGAACTCTTGAGAACCCTCGCGGATGCTCTGCTCTGTTGCTGGCTTGAGGTCGATCACTTTTTTCTGATTTGACATTGCTGTCTCCTTTTTTGGTTTTGTTGAATCGGAATTGATCCAACACCCCGAATCATACGTCATAACGTGTTATAGGCAATAGTTTTTTATGGTATCTAGTAGTTTTATGTAGGAATTCCTACACAAAAAACACCACCCCTCCCCCACCACCCCGCGCACTGCTTGTGACTCCGCACTGCCTATGTATTACTAATTTACTCAAATAATCACAATTTTCCTCAGTTTGTACATTGCCTAGTGTTTTCTGGTGGTATCTAATAGTTTTCTGTACACAGGAAACCCCCCACCCTAAAAATTTAAGTCCCTGTACCTATAAAAATTTTTTGTGTATATTCCAGCCAACGGCGCTTAGTCTGCACATAACATATGACGTTACTCATAGAACCAGAAATAGGTGTTCCATTTTCTGACGACATATCGCTTGTCGATCTCAAAGAGAGAGCGGCGGCAGCGTGTAACACAGCGCAGAAGCTGGCAGAACACGGTTTGGACCTTGAACCTACAAAAGAAGATGAAGATATTGCAGCAAAACTTGCTGTAGCATATGCAGATGACCCCGAAAAGACTTCCAAGGCTGCTAGTACACGCAAAACAGCAGTCTTGACCCCTGCATCTCTGGTGCTTACGAATAATATACTGCAAGAGTTTGGACACGCCGTTGCAGAAAGCGCCGTCGAGATACGTCATCTAGTCACCAATAAGTTGTTACTAGAGTCAGAGAACGATGATCCACGGATACGTCTCCGTGCATTAGAGCTTCTAGGTAAAATTTCAGATGTAGGGTTGTTTGCAGAGAAGTCAGAAGTCACTGTTACCCACCAATCTACAGATGACCTACGTAATAAGTTACGTAGTAAGCTAGAAAAGCTGGTAAACCCGGATGAAGACGTGATAGAAGACGCAGAATATAGCGATGGCTGAAGCTGCACCTGATTTTACTGACGAAGAAGTCCAGAATATGCTGGATAACTTGGATTCTTTCTCAGATAAAGAGGTAATAGAGATAAATCGTATTGTTGATGAGTTAGCAGTACGTAAAAGGAACCAAGCAGCTTTCGATGACCTCATAGAATTCTGTAAAAGGATGCAGCCAGACTACATTGTCGGCAAACACCACCGCATTTTGGCTGATTTGCTCATGGATATTGAGCAAGGTAACAAAGATCGTATCTGTGTAAACATCCCACCACGTCACGGTAAGTCACAACTCGTATCTATTTTCTTTCCGGCGTGGTTTTTAGGGCGAAATCCCGGCAAAAAGGTGATGATGGTGTCTCACACCACCGATTTAGCGGTAGATTTTGGTAGAAAAGTGCGTAATTTGATCTCTACAGAGGCATATCAGGCCATTTTTTCCACTGTACAGCTTGCAAGTGACTCAAAATCAGCCGGAAGATGGAATACTAACGTAGGTGGAGAGTATTACGCCTGTGGTATTGGCTCCGCATTGGCTGGACGAGGCGCAGATTTACTGTTGGTGGACGATCCGCACTCAGAACAAGACGTAATCAACGGTAATTTTTCAGTATTTGAGAAAGCATACGAGTGGTTTACCTTCGGAGCACGTACTCGTCTTATGCCGGGGGGTCGTGTGGCTATCATACAAACCCGGTGGCACATGGATGACCTGACAGGACGTGTTACACGGGATATGGCACAGAATGAGCGGGCAGATGAGTACGAGATCGTCGAATTCCCTGCCATACTAGAAATAGAAGATAAAGAAACAGATGACATTGTAGAAAAACCTCTGTGGCCTGAGTTTTTTGATCTCGAAGCTTTGCTCAGAACTAAGGCATCTATGCCTACGTTCCAGTGGAATGCTCAGTATCAGCAAACACCGACAGCCGAAGAAGCTGCGCTGGTCAAACGTGAGTGGTGGCAGATATGGGAGGCGGGAGATGCGCCGTCCTGTGAGTATATTATTATGTCGCTGGACGCAGCGGCAGAGAAACACAATAGGGCTGACTATACAGCACTCACTACGTGGGGTGTATTTCTTAATGAAGATACCGATGCGTACAATATCGTTCTACTCAACAGTATAAAGAAGCGGCTAGAGTTTCCAGAGTTGAAAGACTTAGCTATGGAAGAGTATGCCGAGTGGGAGCCGGACGCATTTATAGTGGAGAAGAAGAGTTCGGGTACGGCCTTGTATCAGGAGATGAGGCGCATGGGATTACCTGTATCTGAGTATACCCCTCATAGAGGATCAGGTGATAAACTTGCGCGATTAAATTCAGTATCTGATATTGTAGCGTCTGGTTTGGTGTGGGTTCCTCCTACACGGTGGGCAGAAGAGGTAATAGAAGAAATTGCAGGTTTTCCGTTTATGAGCCATGATGACCTAGTTGACTCAACAGTTATGGCACTCATGCGATTTAGACAAGGCGGATTTATACGGTTGCCCACTGATGAGCCGGAGGAGACACGGTACTTCAAACAACGCAGGGGTGGGTATTACTAATGGCAGTAGATAAAGGCTTGTATTCAGCCCCGATGGGGATAGAAGAAGAATCTCTGGAACAGGAAGAGAATCTTGAAATAGAGATTGTCAATCCTGAGATGGTTACTCTTGATGACGGCAGCGTTGAGGTAACCATCATTCCTGATGCTGATGTCGGTGACATCATAGATTTTGGAGACAACATTGCAGAAGCTCTAGACGACAGCGATTTAGTTGCTTTAGCTGAAGATCTTGTTGGACTCGTAGATGCGGATATAGGCAGTCGTAAAGATTGGGCAGATTCGTTTGTAAAGGGATTGGACGTTCTTGGTTTTAAATACGAGGAACGCACCGAGCCTTGGGATGGAGCTTGCGGTGTGTACTCTACCGTTTTAGCAGAGGCAGCTATACGCTTCCAAGCTGAGACAATGAGTGAGACCTTCCCCGCCGCTGGCCCTGTCAAGGTCAAAGTTCTTGGTGAAGAGACCAAAGAAAAAGAAGACGCTGCACAGCGTGTAAAAGCTGACATGAACTATGAGCTTACTGAGCGCATGGTGGAGTACAGACCAGAACACGAGCGGCTACTCTATAGTCTTGGTCTAGCTGGATCTGCATTTAAGAAAGTTTACTTCGATCCAAACATAGGTCGTCAGACCGCAGTGTATATCCCAGCAGAAGATGTGGTAGTGCCTTACGGTGCATCTCACGTGGAGAGCGCCGAGCGTGTTACACATATCATGCGTAAAACCAAGAACGAGTTGAAGAAGTTACAGGCTGTAGGTTTTTATAAAGATGTAGATCTTGGAGACCCAGAGCCGTACCACACAGATATAGAAGAACGTAAAGCGGAAGAAGGCGGTTACTCCATGACCGACGATGACCGTTTTACACTATATGAAATTCATGCAGATCTAGTTATAGACGGCGTGGATGAAGAAGACGGTGAAGAAGAGGATCAGATTGCTAAACCTTACGTTGTCACTATCGAGCGGGGCAACAATAAGGTTCTAGGTATAAGACGTAACTGGAACGAAGAAGATGAGTTGATGTTGAAGCGTCAACACTTCGTACACTACGTATACGTGCCGGGATTTGGATTCTATGGTCTGGGTCTGATACACATAATAGGGGGGTACGCAAAGGCGGGTACTTCGATCATACGGCAACTGGTGGATGCCGGTACACTTTCTAACTTACCGGGGGGTCTAAAAGCTCGTGGGCTTCGCATCAAAGGAGATGATACGCCCATAGAACCGGGAGAGTTCAAGGACGTGGATGTACCGTCTGGGGCTATTCGTGACAATATTATGCCGCTTCCATACAAAGAGCCTAGCCAAACCCTGCTCGCTTTGCTCAATCAGATCACCACAGAAGGCCGTAGGCTGGGCGCAATCAGCGACATGAACATTTCGGATATGTCAGCAAACGCTCCTGTAGGGACTACTCTGGCGCTCCTAGAGCGTACTTTGAAGCCGATGGCAGCGGTACAAGCCCGTGTTCATTACGCCATGAAGCAAGAGTTTAAGATGCTCAAAGCAATCATGGCTGAGAATGCGCCTGAACAATATGACTATCAGCCTTATAGAGGCGCAGTCACCGCACGGCAATCAGATTATATGACAGTAGATGTTATACCTGTCAGTGATCCAAACAGTTCTACGATGGCGCAGCGGGTGGTTCAGTATCAGGCCGTGTTACAGATGTCACAGACAGCACCACAGATATACGACTTGCCGCAACTGCATAGGCAGATGATAGAAGTGTTGGGTGTTAAGAACGCTGATAAACTTGTACCCACTAAAGATGACGCTAAACCGACTGATCCGATTAGTGAAAATATGGATGCTTTGGTGGGCAAACCATTAAAAGCTTTTATATACCAAGATCACGAAGCGCACATTGCTGCACACCAATCCTTCATGCAAGACCCTATGATAATGCAGTTGATCGGGCAGAATCCACAGGCAAAACCAATTATGGCTGCTTTACAGGCACACATAGCAGAACACACAGCGTTCTTGTATCGCAAACAGATAGAAGAAAAGCTAGGGGTTTCGTTACCGCCACCTAATGAAGCTTTACCAGAACAGGTAGAAGTTAATCTAGCAAGGTTAGTTGCTGATGCAGGTAAGCAGTTAACGCAACAACACCAACAACAAGCAGCACAACAACAGGCCCAACAGAAGGCGCAAGATCCTGTTATTCAACTGCAACAAGCAGAACTACAACTCAGACAGCAAGAAGTACAACGTAAAGCCCAGAAAGATCAGATGGACTTACAAGTAAAACAAGCTGAGTTGGAGTTAAAAGCAAGAGATCAAATGCAAGACGCTCAAATAGACCAAGCAGAACTAGCTCTCAAAGAACAAGAGTTAGTGCTGGAGGCTAAAAAGGATGGCATAAAGATGGCTGCTGAACGCCGTAAGAATAACGCGAAAGCAGATACAGATATGATCAAGGCGATGCAAAATAACAATAGAGGCCAATAATGGCTAAAACCGTCTTAGACGTGCTAAAAGAACGAATCGAAGCTGATAAGGCTTCTGCAACAAATTTCTTAGTGGGGGGAGCTGTAAAAGACTTTTCTCAGTATAAGGAAACGGCAGGGTTATTACGAGGTCTGGACACCTGCTTGGGTTATATCGAAGACCTTTCGCGCAATATGGAGTACGAAGATGACTGATACCGCGCAAGCGAGCATAACGGAAGAAGAATTTGAGGCACAGCTACCTATACCTGTTGGGTATAGAGTGTTAGTGGCAATGCCCCAAGTGGAAGAGGCGTTTGAAGGGACTGAACTATTAAAGTCAGTTACCACTAAAAATCACGAACAGGTCATGTCTATTATAGGTGTGGTTATAGATATGGGTAAGCAAGCTTACTCAGATCAAGACAGATTCCCTACTGGACCGTGGTGTGCAGTGGGTGATTATGTTATGTTTCGTGCCAACACTGGTACTAGGTTTACTATTGATGGTTCAGAGTATCGGCTGATGAATGATGATTCTATCGAAGCAGTTGTACCTGACCCTCGTGGTGTAGAGCGAGTATAAGGAGCAAACAATGCCATTTCAGAAAGTAGAATTTAGTTTTCCTGATGAAGAACAAGAGGATACCACAATAGAGATTGAAGATTCGGGCGAGATTGAGATTGATTTAACTGGTAAAAAGACGGCAGAAGATTACAAAGAGCCGGAGGCAGAACCAGAGCCAGAAATAGAAGCAGAAGTAGAAGACGATGTTGAAATCGAGGTCTACGATGATACTCCTAAAGCAGATCGTAATCGTAAGGCTTCTGAGCCACCAGAAGATGTTACTGATGAAGAGTTAGAAAACTACTCTAAAAAAGTTCAAAACCGACTTAAACACTTTAGCAAGAGTTATCACGATGAGCGGCGAGCAAAAGAATCCGCGCAACGTGAACGTACAGAATTAGAAAAGTTAGCTCAACGTTTGGTTGATGAAAATAAAGAGTTAAAAAGTAACGTAGCAAAAAATCAAGAAGCGTTACTTGAGCAAGCAAAGTTAAACGCTAACTCAGAAGTAGAATCTGCAAAACAAGCATATAAAATTGCTTATGAAGAGGGTAATTCTGAAGCAGTTGTTGATGCACAAGAAACATTAACTTCTGCTAAATTAAAGTCAGAACGCTTAAATAACTTCAAGATACCCGCTTTACAGGAAGAAGAAACTCCTGTACAAGATGCAGAAGCAACACACACCCAAGAGGTCTACCGAGATACTAGAGTAGAAGAGTGGAAAGCAAAAAATCCTTGGTTTGATACTGACCCCGAAATGAAAAGTTTTGCTATCGGAGTACACTACAAACTAACTGATGAAGGGGTAGATCCCCGAACTGACGAATACTACGAGCGCATTGATGCTCGTATGCGACAAGTGTTTCCAGATAAATTTGAGGAGGAGATTCCTAAACAAACGAAGAAAGCTACAAACGTGGTTGCACCCGCAGTGCGGAGCACAAACCCTAAAAAGGTAAAATTATCGTTAACCGCGCAAGCCGTAGCAAAAAGATTAGGAGTTCCCCTTGAGGAATACGCCAGACAGATGGCTGCATTAGAAAGAGGAAATAGTTAATGGCTGAAAATAGAATTAAGAGAGATAGCGAGACACGAGAAAAAAGTGGTCGTAAGAAGCACTGGGTTAAACCAGAAACTCTGCCTACTATTGAGGTAGAAGATGGCTACACGACACGTTGGGTTCGTATATCTACTCTTGGAGTAACAGACGCTAGTAATGTTTCTTCTAAATTACGTGAGGGTTGGGAGCCTGTAAAAGCAGAAGATCATCCAGATGTTATGACTGACGACAACGAAAAGTTTGCTGGCAACATAACTATCGGTGGTTTAATGGCTTGTAAAGCTCCAATAGAGTTGGTTGAGGAACGTAATGAATACTATGAAACTCAAACCAAGTCACAGATGCAATCTGTAGATAACAGCCTCATGCGCGAAAATGATCCTCGTATGCCTTTGTTCAACGAGCGCACTACAAAAGTTACCAATTTTGGTAAAGGAACTTAAATTTTTTGTTAAGAGGTTAACATGGCTTATCCAACAGTTGATGCCCC